AGTTGCAACTTCCGGTACACCATTAGAAGGTCAAAAAATCATACTCAGATTACAATCCGCAAATGTACAAACGTTTTCGTGGGATACTGTATTCGCTGGATCAACCGACATGATTTTACCTACAGTATCTTCCGCCAATAATAAATATGATTATATGGGATTCATATACAATTCAATATCTACAAAGTGGCAATTGATAGCTAAAAACTTTGGATTCTAACAGTTTTAATGGAAGAAAAATATGGAAGATATTATTAATCAAGTTGATGGAAAAGTTCAAGTAATCTACGAAAAGACCGATGGAACATCCGTGTACAGAGATGCACTATGGTTCACTCAGGAAGAATACGATGCAACTACACCAGAACAAATATCAACAATGCAACAAGAAAGATATGACAACTGGTTAGCTGTTATCAGCGCAATGCCTACAGAGGAAGTTCCCACAGAAATCGTAGAGGAATAATGAATGGCTAATAGGTATTGGCGTGGTGGTACTGGTACATGGGATGCTACAACCACCACCAACTGGTCAACAACAAGCGGTGGTGCCGGTGGTGCAAGTGTACCTACGTCAGCAGACTCCGTTTTCTTTGACCAAGCAGGCAGTTATTTTGTCAACATGGCAGGAACAATCAATTGTTTGGACCTCAACATGTCTGCCGGTGCACCTTACGTACAAGGTGCTTCTAATGTAGTACTCAATGTGTATGGAAGTTTCTCTACAATTGGTGCTAGCGCAACTTGGCAAAATAGAGCAACCATTAACTTTCTCGCAACTACCACGGGAAATACCATAAACACTAACAGTTTGTGGGTTGAAAGTAATGTTGTATTCAATGGTGTTGGTGGAGGTTGGACACTACTCAGTAGTTACAACATGAGAGACACTGTTAATGCATCAAATTATTCCACCACACTAACTAACGGCGCACTTGACCTTGGTGGTTTTTCGTGGAGTACAAATAGTTTTTCTTCTAGTAATACAAATACTCGTTCTATTGCGTTTGGTTCAGGTAATATTAATGCACAACCATCAGTACAAAACGGAACTACTGTATTAAACCTGACAAACCTTACAGGATTTTCTTGGACCGGTACAGGTGCCTTTGTAACCGATAATGGTTTCTCAATCACAATTAACGCACCAACAACAGGTGTAACATCATCTAACGCACCAAACTTAACTTTCGTTGGCGCAGGTGTACAAAATCCAACCATGTCTGCAAATGGTTCATGGAATAATCTCAATTATGGTTCCATAGGAGGTTCACCAAGTTATACTGTAAACGTATACGGCACATTGACAATAACTGCGGGTGGCGGTAACCCAGCAGGTCTTGTTGCAAACATGATTGGTACAGGAAATGTTGTTAATGCTGCTGCTAAAACTATAAGCGCATTAAACATTAATACTTCCGGTACAGTAACACTATCAAATAATTTAGCTGTAACAACGTGTTCTTTGTTGTCTACTAATACAGGAACATTCGCAGTAAACGGGCAGACGTTAACGTGTTCTGGTGCATTTAGTCACGCTGGTGGATTTATTACTTTTGGTGTTGGTGCAATTTCATGTACTACATTTACTGTGAGTGCTTCGGCCGCAATGAATTTTACATCAGGTACTATTACTGCATCTGGTGGATTTATAATCAATTCTGCAACGGCATCATTTACATATACTGCTGGTACACTAACCACACCGTCATTCACACAAACTAACGGTACAGTTACATTAGCGGCTAATGCAACTTTGCCAAGTACTGTTACAGGAACTTATACATTAACTGCTGGTGCATTAAATTTAGGTGGTTTCAATTTAACTACGGGTATATTCAGTTCAACTGGTGGTGGTGTTCGTTCGGTTGCATTTGGTTCTAATAATATTATATTAGCAAGCACCACGGCCGGCACAACAGTATTGTCCATGGCAGTAACTAATAATTTCACATTCACTGGTACAGGCGGCTTTGCTGCCAATATGTCGGTGACAAGAACATTCAATTGTGGATTTCAAGGCAATAATCCAAGATTATTCATAAATGCTGGAGCATCGATACCTACATTTTCTGCCGGTTCAGGATTCAGCACACTAGATTTTACAGGCAGTACTTGTATACCAGCAGCGGTTGCTGTAAACGTAGGTAGTTTAATATTGGCATCTGGTGGAACATACACAAGTTTGTCTGTTCAGTGCCGTGATTTTGATACGGGACCTGGCACCATTACACCTAATGGTAAAACTATTGCAGCATTTAGTAATATAACTGTGTTGAATACTGTGACATTGGCTGGTGCATTGGCATGTACAACATATACACAAACAAGTGGTACCATTGATTTTGCAACATTCAATTTAACTTGTTCAAGTACAGCGGCATTTACGGCTGGCACATTGAGTAATGTAGGAACAATAACTTGTACAACGTTTACAAACAATGGTGCTTTCTCTTTCAATAACGGAACAATAACACCATCAACAAGTTTTGTAAATTCAGCTACCGGTTCTTTTACATATAATAGTCCGGCTGTGTTGTCTGCTGTACCAACGTTTACACAAACAGCAGGTACAGTAACGTTAGGTAAAAATTATGCATTGACGGCTACAGGTACCTATACACACACTGCTGGTACATTAGATTTAGGTAACAATACTTTAACAACAGGTATATTTGCATCCAATTCTACTTCCACTCGGAATATTGTGTTTGGTACAGGTTTCATTTCGTTAGCGCATACGACAGCAGGACAAACTGTTTTGTCAATGGCAACACTCACTGGTTATTCTTGGACTGGTACAGGTGGTTTCACTAGTATAATGTCAGTGACTAGAACATTTCAAATTGGAACTTCAACTGGTGGTTCTTCCACAACCGCAACCAATTTGTTCATAACAAGTGGTGCATCTGTTCCGACTCTGACAGCCGGAAGTTATTTCAATATATTAGATTTTACAGGCAGTACTTGTGCGCCAGCAGGAACTTTATTCAACGTTAATACACTAGTATTAGCAACTGGTGGAATATATAACACAGTAGGTTTTGCACCACAATTTAATACTACACAGACTTGGACACCACAGTTCAGTAAACAATTAGGTGGGTTTGGTGTTACCAATAATGCGACAGTTACATTAGGCGGCACACAGAATTTAATTATGGGTTCGGTTACCACACTAACATCCGGCACATTGAATTTGGGTGGTTTTGATTTTGAAGCAAGAACATTCAGTTCAACGAATACTAACACACGTTCAATTGTATTTGGTTCTAATAATATTATATTAAATACAACCACATCAACTACAACAATACTTAGTATGGCCAATGCTACCAACTTTACTTGGACCGGCACAGGTGGTTTTACTAATGACGGTTCAGCGGGATCCGGTTATGATGTGCCAAGAACAGTTGTATTTGGTACAACTGGTGGTACTACCGTTAATGCACCTAATTTATCTTTTACATCGGGTGCAGCAATAATAACAATAACTACTAATAGTTGGTTTAACAATTTAAACTTCACAGGAACTACGTCTACCCCGGCAGTCGCAATAGTACAAGTTAGCACTTTAACATTGGCATCCGGCGGAACTTATACTAATTTAACACCGTCATTTACTAGAACACAAACTTGGACGGCTCAATTCAGCAAGCAACTAGCTGGTTTTTCAGTAAATATACCTGGCGGAACATTGACACTAGATGGTACTCAAACTTATATTGCAACATCATTATGTAATCTAAGTAGCGGAACATTAGATTTAGGCGGGTATAATTTAACCATTGGTACATTTGATTCAGGCAGTACAAATACTCGTGCAATTAATTTTGGGTCTAACAATATCATATTGTCAACTACTGCAGCCGGTGCAGTCAATATCAATATGGCAACTGCTACTGGATTCACCTGGACTGGTACTGGTGGCTTTACTGCTGCAATGTCAGTTACTAGAACATTTACATTTGGTTCTACTGCCGGTGGTACTGCCGTTAATGCACCTAATCTTTCGATTACATCTGGTGCAGCGATACCCACCTTTACAAACGGTTCTTGGTTTAATACATTGAATTTTACGGGCAGTACTTCTACGCCAGCATCATCAACTGTTAACGTTAACAATTTAATATTAGCAAGTGGTGGAACATATACAAGTTTGAATGTTACTATGCGTGATGCTGGCAACATAACCGGCAATGGTAAATCTGTGGGTGTTTTAACTATTCAACATCCTTCTAGTGCAACAACCACAACATTATTAAGCGCTGTGACTTGTTCAGCAGGTTCGCATGTATTAGGTATTCTTGATTGTAATACATTTACTCTGACTTGTTCTGGAACATTTTCCACCCAAGCACCAGTAAATTCTTTAACTAATATTAATATTAATACAGCTACTTTTAGTGTTGTGCAAAATGGTGAGTTTAACTTTACTGCGGGTAACATAGTTTGTAATACTTCTTTCGTAGTAAATGCACCAACAGCACCGGGTTCTTTCACTTACAATGGAACGGCTACATTAAATACATTAAATACTTTTACACAAACAGCAGGTAATGTAACCTTAAATAAAGTTTTGGCATTATCTGGTACGAGTACTTATACACTGAACGGTGGTATATTAACTTTAGGTACTGGAGATTTAACACCAGGTATATTCAGTTCTACAACAACGACTGCTCGGTCAATTGCTTTTGGAACTAACAATATTGTATTAGCACACACCACGGCTGGCACAACAGTATTGAGTTTTGCAAATGCAACCGGATTCACAAAGTCTGGAACCGGTTATTTTGTTTCTAACATGACATTGACCAGAACATTTACTTTTGGTACAACCGGTGGTACAATAACCAATGCTCCAACTTTAAAATTAATTTCTGGTTCACAAGCACCAACAATAACAAGTGGTAGTTGGTTTAATACACTTGATTTTACAGGTAGTACCTGTTCACCTGTTGCCACAACAAACGTTATTACATTGATACTTGCTTCTGGAGGAACTTATGGTTCATTGAATCCAACTATGGTTGGAACCGGTTCTATTACAAGTAACACAAAACAAATAGCAACCTTAGCAATTGCCTCAGTTAATACAACATTAATTGATAATGCTGATTCGTCTGGTGCAACCACATTGACTTCGGGTACATTAACACTAAATGGTTTTACACTAAGAACAAATACGTTTGCATCAACTAATACTAATGTGCGTTCAATTGCATTTGGCACCGGTAATGTTAATATGGTTTCCACCACTGGTGGTGTAGTGATGTTGTCGATGGCCACTGCAACCAACTTCACTTGGACTGGTACAGGTGGTTTTACCAATTCTAGTGTCACAGCAAATAGTATTAAAACATTTACATTTGGTACAACTGGTGGATCAAAAACAAACGCACCAAATTTAACAGTATCAAGTGCATCAGATTATGTAATATTGACAACAGGTTCTTGGTTTAATAAATTGAATTGGAGCGGCGGCACTGCAACTCCTTATATACCTGCATCAACTGTAAACTTAAATGCTTTGACAATGAATTCTACTAGTTGGAATAATCTAAGTGTGAATATAGTAGGCACAGGCACAATTACTAGTAATGGAAATACATCATTAAATAATTTTGTGATTAATAATCCAGGAGAAATAGTATCGTTAGCTGACAACTTTGGAGTTTCTGCAATAACAACACTAACATCCGGAACATTAAATTTAAATAATTTTAATTTAACAACGGGTGGCGCATTTGTATCAAATAATGCCAACGTAAGACAAATACAATTTGGCACAGGCCAAATTATTTGCAATGGTACTGTCTCGGCGCTGGATATGGCCAATGCAACCAACTTTACTTGGACAGGCACAGGAAAATTTAGTTCGAATACTGCACAAAATAGAACATTTACATTTGGTACAACAGGTGGAACATCAACCAATGCACCTAGTCTATCTCTCATATCTGGTGCAAACCAAGCCACGTTAACCTCAGGTAGTTGGTTTAATATATTAGATTTCACAGGATGTACCGGTGGATTTACAACAGTAACATCATTAAATCTTAATAGTTTAATATTGGATATTGGTGGCACTTATACCGGTATAACCGCAACTATGCGTGGTACAGGTACAATTACACCTAATGGAAAAACATTAGCTGCGTTGACTATTAATAGTTCGGGCACCGCAACATTGGCTGGTGCATTGATTATATCTGGTGCCACAACTTCTACACTAGGAACATTGGCATTGGATGTGTACAATCTAACCAGTGGAAGTTTTGCTTCTACAGGAAGTTTAACAAGGTCAATTACTGGTACAAATTCTATATTTACAATCACAGGTTCAGGCGCTACGGCTTGGTCAAATGCTAGTGCAACAGGATGGACTTGTTCAGGAATTACAATAAGCATGACTTCTGCAAGTGCTAAAACATTTGTAGGCGCTAGTGCAACTTATCCTATACTATCTCAAGGTGGTGCAGGTGCATTGACTATCACAGGTTCAAACACATTTGGTGATATAACAGACACAGTTCAACCTTGTACGATTACATTCACTGCGGCAACTACAACAACTGTATCCGCATTTAGTTTATCCGGAACAGCAGGTAACTTAGTAACAATAAACAGTTCAATATCAGGTACCAGATTCAATTTGGTTAAAACTGTTGGAGTAATAAACACTGATTATTTAAGTATACAAGATTCATTTGCTAAAGGTGCTTCTGCTTATGCAGGTTTAAATTCAACTAACGTTTCAAATAATTTGGGTTGGACTTTTTCAAGTTGGCAACCTGGTAACTTTTTAAATTTCTTTGACTACAACACATCATTTAATTATTACACGGATCCTGGTCAAATTGAATGGACTACTCCCGGAACATATACATGGACTGTACATGAAGGTGTTACTAGCGTAAGTGTTGTTTGCGTTGGAGGCGGCGGCGGAGGCAAAAGCACCGGCAACCAGGGCGGCGGTGCAGGTGGCGGTTTAGGATGGAAAAACGTTAGTGTGACTCCAGGCCAAGTGATTACCGTAGTGGTGGGAGCTGGAGGCAACGGCGCCGGTGTTGCTCCTACGGCTGGAGGCAATAGTTATTTTTTAGATATGAGTACAGTTTACGGCGGCGGCGGAGCAGCAGGTGACGGCGGCTTTAGCGATTTTCTTTCCGCCGGCGGTACGTTTTTGGGTGATGGTGGCGGCAATGGAGGCCAAGGAGGATATGCTGCACAAGGTGAAGGCGGTGGCGGCGGTGGTGCTGGTGGATATGCCGGTAATGGCGGCACTGGCGGGTGGCAACCTCAAACAACCCAATATCGAGCAAGCTTTACCGGTGTCGCCGGATCCGGAGGCGGCGGAGGCGGCGGTGGCGGCAAGTACATAGGCGTTGGGTACGGCGCAGGCGGAGGCGGCGTAGGAATTTATGGCCAAGGCAATAATGGCGCAGCCGGCCAACAGGATAGAGATCCTGATGGAACCAGCCGAGCAGGGGGGCACACTGCTGGTGGCGGCGGTTCAGGTGGCCAAACTGGATTCATCGGTTCAGCATATTCTAATGGTGGATTATATGGCGGTGGCGGCGGCGGCGGCCAAAGCCTAGGTGGTGGTACAAGAGGCAAAGGCGCTGGCGGCGCAGTAAGAATTATTTGGGGTACAAATCGATCATACCCATCTACCAATACAGGTGATGTTTAAGTTTCTCTTGATATTTTTCACACACTAAATATACAAATAAGCCAGACAACAAATAAAAAATGACAATAAAAATATCATCAGATAATATCCAAGAGGGCACACTGGCTGCACTTGGTAGCAGTGTACCTAAAATCTCAGCAATTACTTATCCAGGTAATGACACGGCTGCGGATATTGCTGGCGGTCAAACCATTACAATCACTGGTACAGGTTTCAATGCTGGTGCAAATATATTAATCAACGGCGCCTATGTGCCTGTTGTTAATGTTGTTAATAGTACTTCTATTGAATTTACGGCTCCAGTACTTTCGGCAGGAACATATACACTTTATGTTATCAACACTGATGGTGGTACAGCAATTAGTATTCCAGGTATTTCATACAGTGGAACACCAACATGGACAACTGCTGCCGGCAGTTTGGCTTCAGTATATGAAACGTCATCTATAAGTTCAAATGTGGCAGCCACAGGTGATGCAACAGTCACTTACAGTTTGTTTTCTGGTACATTACCAACAAGCAGTACACTGAATGCCAACACAGGTTTAATATCAGGAACTGCTCCTGCAAGTAATGGTGCAACCACATACAGTTTTGTTATTCGTGCAACTGATGGACAACAACAAGATACAGACAGAAGTTTCAGTATAACAATTAATACCGATGTTGTTACATGGATAAGTCCTGCAAACAATACAACAACGCAAGCGTATGTTGATGCTTCTACTTTGTTGTCGTTAAGTGCGAATGCTGGTTCTGGTCAAAGTATAACGTATTCTGCGAATTCTTTGCCAGCAGGACTAAGTATTTCGGGTAACACGATTACAGGAACACCAACGACAGCACAGACAATTAATAGCTTAGTTACAGCAACTTCATCTGTAACAAACAAAACTTCTTCACTGATATTAAATTGGACAGTGAGTGTTGCTGGTGACACATACTTCAAAAATACAACTGCATTATTATCTGGTGATACCTTTATCAATACAACAGATTCAAGTACAAACAACTTTGCGGTGACACCGGTTGCGGCACCAACTGCAACCAACTTAACACCATTTAATGATAGATATAGTGGTTATTTTAATGGTAGTAGTTATTTAAGTATAACAGATACAGCAACAACTGGTCCGCTCAGCTTTGGTACTGGTGATTTTACTATTGAATTTAACTTTTTTAATATTGGGAATGGCACTAATGCTGGTGTAATGTGTTCTGCTATATTAACATCACCATACTGGACTTCTGCTACTGATGCTTGGCAAATCTCTTTTAGTAGTGGTTCAACAATTGCATTTAGTAGACTGAATGCTACAATATCGCCTGCAGTTACAATACCTGCAGGTGTTTGGACACACGTAGCTTATGTTCGTCAAGGAACATCTGTAACGTGTTATATTAACGGAACATCGGTATCAAATACTGCAATCTCAGCAGGACAAGCTTTACTGTGTGATGGTGGCTTTGGTATAGGTCGACACGATATCAGAACAAACATGAATTTGTCAGGCAACTTACATGACCTGAGAATTGTTAAAGGCACAGCAGTTTACACAGCCAACTTTACACCAAGCACAACACCACTAACAGCAATTTCCGGTACAAGTCTTTTAATTTTACAAAATAATCGTATTAAAGATAATAGTACTAATGCTTTTGCAATTACCAATACTAGTGTTTCAGTCTCACAAAAAATTCCGTTTGAAACTACACCTTCTGTTACACTAGGTTCTACAAGTTTTAGTGGAAGTAACTATTTGACAACACCAGCTAGTTCAGCGAATGATTTTGGTACAGGTGATTTTACTATTGAAATGTGGATTAATCCTACTCAAGCTCCGCTCTCTACACCTACACCTAGTACTAATCAAATGTTTTATGGTTATAGAACTGGTACCGATAGTGCTTTACAAATTTATTGGAACTATACACAAGGAATTTCTGTTGGTGGAGATTTAACTAACTGGATCGTTTCTAGTGTGGGATTGCAATTGAAGGTATGGTCTCATATCGCTGTTGTACGTTCAGGTACAACAATGAAACTATATATTAATGGTGTATCAGTAGGTACAGCAACTAATAGTACAAATTTGAATAACTCTGCAAATGTTAGATATATTGGTGGTATGAATGGTACTAATTTATACGGAACTTTTGGTTACATCTCCAACCTACGTATAGTAAAAGGTACGGCAGTTTACACTGTAGCATTTACACCACCAACTAGTCCACTAACAGCAATTTCAGGTACAAGTTTACTAACTTTACAAAGTCCAGTACCAAATAATAATAATATATTTGTGGATTCAGGACCAAATAACCTTGCAATAACCAATACTGGCACACCAACACAAGGGTCATTTAGTCCGTTCGGATCAAATTGGAGCAACTACTTTAATGGCACAACAGCTTATCTATCTACTCCAGCTACTTCTAACTATAATCTCAGTACTGGAGATTGGACTGTTGAATGTTGGGTCTATGTAACTTCAAACGGTAACAATACTATTTTAACATCAGGTGCCGGTGGAAGTTCAACCTGGAACAGTTGGCAGATCAACAATGATAGAAGCCTAATGTGGCAGACTAATCCTGCCGGAAACTGGAGCTGGACCAATACTTATACTTCTGCTGTCAGTGTAATCCAAAATAATGCTTGGACACATATTGCCGCAGTAAGATACGGCAGTAACTTTAGCATGTATGTTAACGGAGTATCAGTTTATTCAACAAATTCGTTTAGTGGTGCTGGTGCTGGCGGTACACTATTCATTGGAACTTACTACGCTAACTATAACAGTGATGGCAGTTATTTTAGAGGAAATATTTCAAATCTCCGCATTGTAAAAGGTACTGCACTCTATACTGCAGCGTTTACTCCAAGTACAACACCACTAACAGCAATTGCTAATACGAGTCTATTAACTTGCCAATCTAATAACTTTAAAGACAACAGTACTAATAATTTTGTAGTTACTAAAAATGGTGATACAACTGTAAGCAGATTCTCACCATTTGGTACTACTACGGGATATGTTCCAAGTATTCATGGTGGTTCTATGTATATAAATGGACATAGATTATCCTTGCCAACTTCCAATGCATTTAATTTATCTGGCGGCAATTGGACAATAGAACTGTATATGTATGTTAATGCTTTGCCCGCTGGTCCTTGCAGATTTTTAATGTTTAACGTAAATGATACTCCTGCTAGTTATACGGTTACTTTATCTTCCAATGGTATTATTGGAGCGGGCCCGGCTTGGCCAGGTACAGGTATTGCAACTTCGGCAGGAACAATTACAACAGGTCAATGGTATCATGTTGCACTTTCTTGCGTTGCTGGTTCCGCACGAATTTTCATTAATGGAACCTCAGCAGCAGGTCCCACTTCAATAACTTTACCAAGTGATAATGACCTACCTTTATATATTGGGTATGATACTGTTAATACTGTACACTATCAGTACAATGGTTATATTTCCGATCTTAGAATTACAAAAACAGGTTTATACTCAAGCAATTTTACACCAAATACAACACCATTGAATGTACTCAAAACTACAGCTTTGTTGCTCAGAGGAACAAATGCTAGTATTGTAGACCAATCCATGCAAAGTAATTATACCACTGTTGCAGATTCAAAAGTTTCTTCAGCTGCAGTTAAATATGGTACAGGCGCTATGTACTTTGACGGCACTGGAGATTATTTGATTACACCTTCTAATCAAAACGTTTCATGGGGTACAGGAGATTTTACTATTGAAAGTTGGATCAAATGGAGTAGTTTGGGTAGTGACTCTGGAATTATGTTTGGTTATGGTGTAGGATGGACACTTTATATATTACCTGCAAATAAATTACAATGGGGAACTATAACTCCGCAAACACCTGCTAATTTATTAACTGGTACCACATCACTTTCCACAAATCAATGGTATCATATAGCAGTTACACGACAAAGTGGAACTGTGAAACTATGGGTTAATGGGGTTTTAGACGGCAGCGTAGCTGATGCTAGAAATTATAGTGCATCCGGATCGTTAGAGGTAGGCATCAGTCATGTTGGAAATTATTTTACTGGTTATATTGATGACCTACGTATCACCAAAGGTGTTGCACGATACACCTCCACATTCACTCCACCAGCACAAGCTCTTTATACAAAATAATTAGGAAAAATAAAAATGGCATTAACAAAAATACAACCAAGTGGACTAGATAACACACAAGACTTCTCAGTGTTATCACCTGGAGTATATAATAAAGCTAATACTGCTTACTCGTTAGCAACTTCTGCTTTGAAGGTAACAAGTATTGGTTATCCATCAAATGATACTGCTGCTGATACGGGCGGTGGACAAACAATCACCTTGAACGGTACAGGCTTTGCGGCTGGTGTTACTGTTGTCGTGGGAACAACTCCTGCACCGACTGTAACTTATGTTGGTGATACACTGATTACCTTTGTTACACCTGCTTTGTCAACTGGTACATATGTCATATACGTCATCAATGCAGATGGTGGTACCACACTATCTGTACCGGGAATAATTTATAGTCCTGCACCAGTTTGGACAACAGCTTCAGGTTCAATCTTATCGGTTTTACGAAACACAGCAAACGCAAACACAACCGTTGTTGCAACAGGTGATGCACCAGTAACATACAGTTTGTACTCTGGCACTTTGCCTGCTGGAATGACATTGAGTGCCAACACAGGTGTAATATCAGGAACAGCACCTGGTGTATCAGGTTCAACCACATACAACTTTGCGATTCGAGCAACAGATGGTCAAGGCCAAGATACTGATAGAAATTTTAGTATTGCAGTCACAACAGAACCGGTGGTTGTTGCTTTTGGTATGCCTGCTGTCGGCGGTGGAGCAGATCAAACTTGGACAGTTCCAGATGGAGTAACATCGGTACAATTTAAAGTTTGGGGTGCTGGCGGTGGTGGTGCTGGCACTACAGAATTTGGTGGGTCTGGTGGTTATGCAAGTGGATTTAGAACTGTTACACCAGGAGAAACATTCACATTACGAGTAGGTGGTGGCGGTTATGGTTCTGTAGAAGGCACTGGCACAGGCAACGATGCAGGTGGTTTCGGTGGCGGTGTGGGCGGTGGTCAAGATCACGGCGGTGGCGGTGGTTCATATGTGTTTAGTGTTGGTACAGCATTTGCAAATGTGATTGCTGCTGCTGGCGGCGGTGGCGGTGGTTCAATTCAAGGCGGCGGTGGTCATGGTGGTGGTACAACAGGTACCGCAGGACATGGCCCAGGTGGAGTAGGCACTGGCGGCCAAGGCGGAACGCAAAGTGCCGGTGGTTCGAGTACACCAGGAGGTGAAGGTGAAACCACATACGGCGGACAATTAACAGGCGGTACAGTTACATACGGCGGCGGTGCTGGTGGTGGTTATTATGGCGGCGGTTCTGGCCGTAGAAACGGCAGCTGGGGACATTCCGCAGGTGGCGGAGGATCAGGTTATATTGGTGGACTAACTGGTACAACATCACTTATTGCTGGAACAGGTGTTAGTACTCCAGGTAATTCTGCTGATGCAGACAGAGCATCAGGTACAGTTAATGCTTCAAACAGGTCTGCTGGCCAAGGCGGAAACGCCAGCACTTCTTGGGCTGGTGGTGGTCGTATCGTCATTCGATACTAATATTAGTTGTTCCAAGAAACATAAATACCCCTAATAGGGGGAAATAATGTCGCAGCCAATTACAACCAGAACAGCTTTCAAAGAATATTGCTTACGCAGATTAGGGTTTCCTGTCATCGAAATCAACGTTGATGATGACCAGGTGGAAGATCGTATCGATGATGCGTTGCAATATTGGCAAGACTACCACTTTGATGGACTACAAAAAATATATTACATCAAAAAAATTGACCAAACGGATATCAATAATAAGTACCTGAATCTGACAGAAGCAAAAGACTCATCTAATAACGTACTGCAAATTGCTGGTATCACCAGAGTGTTTCCGATATCCGATTCACAATCGTCAGTCAATATGTTTGACTTGAGATACCAATTACGTTTAAATGAATTGTATGACTTTACTTCGGCGTCCTACATCAATTACACACTGACTCAACAACATCTTCGTTCTTTGGAATTGATGTTCACTGGTGAGGTTCCTATTCGATTCCAGAGACATATGCAAAGGTTGTATATCGATTGGGCATGGGGACGCAGTGAAGCACCAATTGGTACGACAGTTATTGCCGAATGTTATGCGTTGATTGATCCGGATGTATATACAATGGCATGGAATGACCGTTGGTTAAAAGAATATGCAACAGCACTTATCAAACGTTCTTGGGGTAATAACCTTAAAAAGTTTGAAGGTATTCAATTACCAGGTGGTGTTAAATTAAATGGCGACAGGATTTATACTGAAGCCAAAAACGAAATAGATATGTTACATGCCGAAATTGGTGACAAGTACGGCGCACCTCTTGAAATGTTCATGAACTAATATGGCAACTTCGGTCTATTTTAACAATTACAACTCTCTTGCTGAACAGCGAGTAGTTGAAGATTTGATTGTTGAATCAATCAAGATTATGGGGCATGACGCCTATTATCTACCTATTGAAAATGAAACTGACCGTGATATTTTGTACGGTGAAGATCCGGTTAAAAAATTCAGTTCAGCATTTCCTATTGAATTTTATCTATCGAGTTCTTTGGAGTACGGTGGTGAAAGAGAATTCTTTTCCAAGTTTGGCTTGGAAATTAAGAACAACATTAATATTATGTTGTCTAAGAGGTCTTTCTCTCAACGTGTTCCACAAGATCATTTCACCAGACCACGAGAGGGTGATCTGATTTATGTACCGTTTTTGAATGGTACTGGTGAGATATTTGAAATCAAATTCACAAATCAAACTAAAGACTTCTTTATGTTAGGCCGAAAGATTCCATATTTCTATGAATTGGAACTAGAGAAATTCAAGTATTCTCAAGAAGTTATCGATACTGGTGTGGAAGATATTGATGATGTAATGATTCAATCAAGTTACACTATCGACTTGAATACTGGTGTTGGTACTGGAACATATGAAGCAAGAGAAATTGTATTCCAGTCAATTGACTTCACACAGGCCAATGCGTCAGTGGTTGCAATTGTACAAGAGTGGAACACAATTGATGATGTTCTGAAGGTGACAAATGTTGCAGGTGAATTCCAAAGCAGCCAAGTTATTATTGGTGCAACAAGCAATGCACGATATTACCTGTCATCTTTTGATCCACTAAAAGACAGTACACGAAATGAAACTTATGATAATGCGTATTTGTTTAATGCGGCAAATAATATCATAGACTTCACAGAATCTAATCCGTTCGGAAAAATATAATGTCAACATACAATCGTGTCATAAGAAAATTGGTTGTTGGATTTGGCAATCTGTTTGATAGTATTACACTATACAGGTTCGATGGCAACCTTGATGAGACTGAAAGATTTATTGTTCCTATTGCGTATGCAACTAAAGAACGTTATATCATGCGTCTAGAGGAAGATATGGCTCTAGACAAAAAGGTGCAAGTAACTCTACCACGATTGTCTTTTGAAATGACTGGTATGCAATATGATGCAAATAGAAAACAAAATACAAACGTTAAGAATTTTGCATCTACAGCTACTGGTATAATTTCACAATACAATCCTGTACCCTACAACTTTGATTTTAGTCTTTACATATACGTTAGAAACATTGAAGATGGTACACAAATAATAGAACACATTCTACCGTTCTTTACACCAGACTACACGATGAAATTGAATTTGATTCCTGAAATGGGAATCATCAAAGAGGTACCTGTCATTCTGAACTCAACTTCACATGAAATTACATATGAAGGACCTAGAGAGAACGACACAAGAATGATTGTTTGGACCTTAAACTTTACTGTCAAAGGTTTTGTTTTTGGTAAACCATCAGAGACAAACGTTATCAATCGTGCTTTTGTTTCCGTTTACAATTTAATAACGACAGCAGAAGTTATTGAATTTTATATGGATTTAAATTCTGGTTACGGTACGTATAAGGTTGGTGAAAAGATATATCAAGGTTACAATTCTGACGATTCAACTGCAACAGGAATAGTCGTACAGTTTACCGACAACGTATTAAGAGTAAAAGAACTAACAGGAAACTTTGTGTCAAGTCAACCTATATACGGAATAAATACCCTTGCGAACTATAATTTCACATCGTATAACTTGAACCCACTGAAATTTGTTGAAGTTGATGCAGTTGGTAAAGTTACTTCTGATATCGATTTCATGTCGGTTGATAAAGAAGATGCCAAGGCTGATAACACATTGAATACGATACTTACAATCAATAAGGCCGCAAACCAGTAAACAATAAATGAGAGAAATAAATGGCTAAACAAACTATCAATATTGGTATTAGAGCAAATGACGGCAAAGGTGATTCGTTAAGAACATCTTTCATCAAAACCAATAGCAACTTTACTGAGTTATATGCTAACGTTGCGAGCAATGCTAATACTGCAAACATATATTATGACAGTAACTTTACGTTAGCACAAGGTGCTTTCAATAAAGCAAATACGGCTTCCTTGGGTGACGTTCTTTTCCAAGACACTTTACTGTATAGTAGTACCAAAGTAGAAATTGGTAATGATAAGAACCTAGGTAAATCCTGGGCTTTAGGTTTTGGTCAATTAGTTGCTCAAGCAAACAATACTTATTCTAGTGGAATTGCATACGACAAAGCCAATAACGTATTGGTTGCAATGACAACACAGAATCAAGTTACTGGTTTACCACAATCAACTGTTATAAAATATGACTCTTTTGGTAATATCTTTTGGAGAAAATCAGTACCAGCCATAAACAATTCACCAAGTTTTGGTGAGTCGGTAGTTACTGATGCAAACAACAACGTTTATTTGTTGACAAATATTCCAAATGAATTTGCAACATTGGTTACCAAGTTTAATTATCTTGGTCAAAATGTTTACAGTACATTGATTTCCGATTCAATAGGTTCAACGGACCTTTGTGTTGATGATGAAGATTTTCCTTATTATGTTGGTGAACACAATTTGTTGACAGGTTTAGATATCACAGGTGAATTATACTTTACTAAATTCAGTGTAGCAACCAGCAATGCTTTTTCTGTTGTGGCTTTGCCAAGTCGAGGTGGT